TTGCCCGCGCTATGATCCCGGTCAGTTTTTGATCGCCGGCCGGGTCGGTCCATGAAATATCTAAGTAATTTCTTACCGGTTCTAATAATTCACCCGGTAACATTTAACCACCTACTTTTTAGGTTTCTTGATTTCTCCACAAAAAACAACCAGAAGCGGCATCTTATTAACCGCTCCTAGTTATTATCTTTTAGGGCTTAGGACTTAGTAACCTCAACGGTATAGGTTTCTGTCTCAATTCCGCTTGTAACGGTTACTTCGACAGTGTTCGCTCCTGTTAACCATGTTGCCGCTGCGCCGTTAGCATGAGTTACGGCGTTCAACGTAATTGCAATTACTGCCTCTCCGTCCATTGCAACCGCCGTAATTGTATTAGTTGCGTTAACCGTTGCTAAGGTATAGCTGAATGTGGACTTGTTAAAGACTGGTGTAAGGCTCAGTGCCCCAAATACCAAGCTCGCTAACCTTGCATCAGCTAGTTCTAGAATTGGAATTGGCGAATCAGATGTATTAGTAACGAATACTTCTCTGATCGCAGGTTTCAGCCCTGAAATGTCGGCATAAACGAACGCTGTATTATCGAGCGGCATACCATAACCATACAATTTAATGAGATAAACCCTTTCATCTTCTAGAAATTTATACTCATCTGAAAACTCAATCTTGCCACTTTTGGCAGTACCGACGCCCATAAAGTAACGATTGGCCAGTCCAAATATAGCTTTGCCAGCTGGAACCTCGGTTGACTGGATAACCCTAGTTGGAAATGGGAACACATTGTTAACATACGTGCCGTCGGCACTCCTTATAGTCGTCGCTGGCATTACCTTTGTCAGATAATCCGCAGGATTAACGATCAAAACAACTCCGTTTACTACCCGTGGATTGCCCTTTGAATCCACAGCCATCCCGCCGATTAAAGCGCCGTAGGAAATAGGATCCAGCGACACAACTGGTACTGTATCTTTTAAAGGATACACCCCACCAGTAACGACAACGCCTTCTTGGACTTGACGGTTCATGCCGATTGGCATATTCAGTCCAGTACCGTTAATGATGGCCGCTTCAAGGCCAAAGGCCATCGCTTCGGCTAAAATGGTTCTAACATATCTGTCTAACCAAGCGGGACCTAAATCCAACATTGATTTTGCAACTGGCAGGAACGCAGATAGTTTCATCAGGGTCAAAGGAATCTTTTTGAATCCGCTGGTGAGCTCTGCTACGATTGCAGCGGTTAAAACTCCCCAAGTAGCGAGCTGTTTGGTGTTCGTGTTAACAATAAATTCGATCAGTCCGGAGGTGTTTTGGAAATTGATCACGTCCAAAAGTGGGTGAGTGGCGACAAGTTCATCGAACACCGCGTCAATCGTGGTGATCGGGAGTACAACGGTGAGGTCAGCGAGTGCCTGCCTTGGGCTGTTGGAGCGCATTGCCTCGATAACGCCCTGGTAGTATTTATTTTCCTCGGAAGTGAGTTGGCGTACGCCCCTGGACGCGAGGACTGTGGAATCTGCTGTTTGAGCCATCAAGTGCGCTTCGGCCATCACGGACTCTTGAATGTTTTCCGAAAACTCTGTGAAGGCTTGTGCAAATCCCTCTTCACTGCCGTCCTTGATCGCTTGGTTCAGTTTTTGCATGATTGCGGTTTTTTCGGCCTGTAAAGTGTCAGCGTTTTTCATGTGTTTCTCTCCCTTTTTTAGCGCATTAGCGCATTAATAAATTTTAATGTTTTGTTCTCTTGGGGTGCTGGTTCGGGTGTTGGTTCTGGAATAGGTTCCGGTGTTGGCTCAGGATCGGGGGTAGGCTCAGTAATTGGTTTTGCAATCGCTTGTTGCGCGACTAGCATCTCGAATAACGTTTTCTTCACGCTTTGGCTTGCGTTTTTATTTGACGCCTCCCCAACGATTGACGTTGCAAATCCCATTTCGAGCGCATCTTTCGGAAGTAACCATTTTTCGGCATCAAGCATAGCCCTTAGCGATTCCTCCGTGACGTTGACATGCTCCATAAATATTGCAATCGAAGCAGCGGTTATCGTTTCTAGATCGTCTGCCTCTTTTCTGAACTGATTGGCATTACCCGCCGCCATTGTCCATGCGTTATGGATAAACAGCAATGAAGCGTTAGACATAATCCTTTCATCACCCGCCATAAAAATAACGGCCGCAATTGAAGCGGCAAAGCCATCATCATGGGTAATGACTTTCGCCTTATGCCTTACAAGCGAGTTATGGATTGCTAACCCCTCAGCAACTTCACCGCCGTAAGAATTGATATAGACATTAATTGTCTCAACGTCTAAATCTCTCAGTTCTTTCGATAGGCTGTAGCTGGACACGTCGCTTTCAAGGTATTCATACGAAGTAATATCGCCATAGATATAGACATCTGCCTCGTTATTTTGCTTTACTAATGAATAATATTTCTTCATAATTTTAGCCCCTTTCAACATTAGAAAAACACTCCATAAATGAAGCGCCAAATTGATAGCTTTTTCAATTTTAATAAAGGATCTATACAAGTTTAATTTTGCGGTCTTTCTGGCGAGGGGTTACTAACTGTATCAACTTCAAAAGTCCCACTTCGTCAACAAGGACTGCCTCTGTTTCCTTATCGAACGTCATGATGCTATCGAAGTTTGGTCTTGCATCTCCCCAACTAAGACCCCTTACTAATCGCATGGCAATATTCAGTTTGTCGCAATCAGAGCAGAGCATTGTGCCAAACTTCAACTCTTCGCCAAACCATCTTTCCCTTTTCAGCGGTCCGCCACCGCATTTGTCGCACCTGTCGCCATCGATTTTAGAGTACCCTATTTGTTCATGCCCGCAATTTAGACAGGAAACAATCATTCTCCTACCTCTAAACTTTACATCAATCATGGCGTTACCCCCGAATTCAAAGCGTTCAAAACATCATCAATAGAACTGTAATTCTTTGTCAGGAAATGTTGCCATGCCCATGGCTCGTCAATGATCTCTTCTCCTACAAGTTTTCTAATATCGTTTATGCAGAAAGCTCCACTAGCAATTAATTTGTCAATGGCAACGGAAACACTCAGGAGGTCAACGTGCAGAATTGACTTGGTGTCGATCTTGAGATAATTCCCCTTAGAGAACTCTTTAAACCCATACCTCTTTCTGTTGATCTCCTCAGCGATGTTATCAACCAAAGGATCGACGCAGAATGTCAGGTAACTAATTAGCGCGTCCCCAATTCCCGCAATGTCCCCCTTAGCCAAGGCAGGAGGAATGCCAACGCTCTTCGCCGTGAAGTCGCTAATGTCATCCATCATTGAACGAATATCGCGGGTTCCTTCGTTGCTGTACGTCTTGCTCCCGGTATCGGTATAGGTGTAACCGTCCGGAAGTGGTAATACTGCGTTTTCTGCAGTAAAGAACTTTTTGAACCGATTATTCATTAAATCGTCAAAGGCTGCTTTTGCCGCTTCGTTGCCTTGTGCGAGTGTTTTGTAGTTCAATATCCCGCGACTCCCGCGAGACTTCTGATAGGCCGTCATGCCGTATGTGATTAGTTTTCCATAGCTTTCATAAATAGCATTGGTTACTTTTCGCATATCCTTCTCGCCAAGTTTAAAGTACATTACGTCTGACATTCTGTACTTTGTGGCGAAAGTGTAATTGCCAACGGTCACACCCTCAAAAATGTTATCGACTAAGGCGTATTCTGTTTGCTGGAAACTATCGGCCACAAGCAATTGACCGTTCTCTTCGATCACTAAGCACTCGTTGAATCGGTAAAGTTGAGATATGAGTTTGTGCATGAATGCTGAAGAATTTTGGTTCTTGTTTGGCGAGACATTCCATTTGTAATACTCTGGACCCTTGATTTCCTTACCTCCGACGAAGGTTTTAAGTTCGCACTTGCTGACGCTGTTGGCTATCATATTGATACAGGACCAGAACGCAAGCTCTCGGATGTTGATCTCAGCAACTAGGGCATAGAATTCTTCGTCTGTTACTTCTGCCGATGTTACGATTCCACCAGTAAAAAAGTCTCTAATGTACGTCAGTAATCCTATTTCGTTCACCCCCTCTCTAATACGAATAAACCGGAAGATCGGCAATTACTTCTTCGCCATCGCCCATGCGTTCCTCAATGACAACGCTCGCGACTAATGCTAAAAATGGATCTGTTTTTCTTGACTTGCTTTCTATTTTTCCATAGTAGAAATTACCTGTATCAGTACCCTCTCTTTTTCCCGCTCTAATCAATTTTGTATTATTACAAGCCCACCTGAGCGGAGGATTATTCCCCCAAACAAAAAGTTGATTCGTGAAGTAACTCCCGATCACAGGAACAATTTTCATAATGTCGGATGGTCTAACGAGATAGACGTTTTTATTTTCCTTTGCGTCGAACCCTATCCTTCTGAGTGATGCCGATACTAATGAGTACCTGTAATTATCTAACGCCAATCCAATAATATTGTATTTAGATCCCATCTCTTGAATATAATCGGTCAATAAATCAGGATTAATCTCTTTATCGTCAACAAGCGTAAAATGTCCCTCATCTGCCCAAAGCTGCCAAGGTATCTGTAACCGCCTTAGATCGTCTGATTGTAAACACAACCAATCATGGGATATATCGTAACATTTACCATCCCTTTTAAAGTGAAAGTTCACACTCGCTAGGTCGTTGATCGACGCATAATCCAATCCTACTGTGCAATCCCAGCCTTCCATGTCAGGAAGTTCTTTATTAGTTGACTCAATGTTTTCCCACTCGGTAACTATTAAATCCTTGTTTCCCTTGGGCCAGTTCATTCGCTTTGTATAAAACTCCTGCTCAATATGCGGTTCGTACTTCAATTGGACAAATTCTTTATTCATTTCCTTTTGGAGTTCAGCGAAAAACCTAAGAGAAGGGTTTGCTTTATGCCACATGTCGGGTTCTAGGGCTTCCTTCTCTTCGTCTATCTTGTAGATTAGGGGTAATAGCCCCAACTCGGTTATCGTTCCGTTTAGAACATCCTTAGAGAGTGCTAGCTTATCATCAATTACTCCCTGTCTTATGTGTCCTTGAGTCGTGATATAGAACGTCCTTGAGTGCTTTTTCTTACCGAAACCGGAAGTGAATACACTAATCATCTTGTAATTTTCATATTCATGGATCTCATCGAAAATCAAACAAGCTGTTCTCTTACCGTCTTTTGTCCTGGCGTTCGACGTGTTGAACTTGATATAGGAATTTGTCTTAAGATTGACTATCTTTTCCTTTGATTTATAAAAGAACTTCTTCGACTTCTCCCAGGTTCGATCAAGCATTTCGTAAACATCCCCAAATGATGTTCCAGCTTGGTCTTCGCTATTGGCTATTATGTCAACGTTGTACGCCTTAACGCCGTGGTAGTGAGTCGTTAGATACCACGCCACCGGGGATATGAAACCATTCTTTCCGTTTCCTCTGCCCATTACAATTAGGAATTCGTCGAAGACAACCGTGTCGTTCGATTTATAAAAGCAATGGATCAAGGCAAAAATAAAGAGCTCCCAGTCAAGTATTTTGAATTCAAAATACCTTTCCATGAGCTCCACGCCTTTTTCAATTGCAGCACTATCAATAAATACGTTTGGATCGTTTAGTTTCGTTTCAATGTAATCCATGGCCTGTTTGATTTCTTCGGATGATGGTATTACCTGGTTACGGACATCATCCATGTATGAGTCAATGTGTGGATGGTATTTACATTTCGCCATCATCTTTATCATCTGCCGGTGTGCTTGTCGCTCTTAATCCAAGCTCATTTAGAATCTTTAGCATCTGCCCGTTCGTCTTGTTGAGTTCTGAAATAGAGTCATTCTTTTTATACCCTGATTGACTTGCCCCATTTTGATACATTACGGACACGCCGCGCTCGTTTATGTCCTCGATTAGCTTATTTTTGATGGCCCAAAGACACATATAGTCGTTTACCATATCCAAGTAATGATTACCGTGGACCCCGTTTTTTTCAAGTTGATTTACTAGATCCTTTTTAATATCCGATTCTTGCGTCATGGTCTACACCCCCTTATGTGATATTTTGGTAATTTATCGAAAGTACGGAACCCAGCTGAGAGACGCCGCCGCTCATTAATATTGGTATTTATTGGATGGGGGCATCATATAACCAATATTATTTACTTTTGCAATTCTTTGAGTTCCATCGTCTTTAACATAAATCGTCCTAAGATAGATTCAGTTTCTTTCGTGACATCTTCTCCTACATCTTCCCTTGCCTTTAATGCAATGAACTCATCTATTATGTCTGCTGTTTGTCTAAATACATCACGCATCTTTATCATGTCTTCCATGACTTACCACCTCTCAAACAAGCTACTAACTCCGACGATTCTAACTTCAAATGGATAGAAGTAATCCAATATATCTTGAACAGATACCCCTTCATCCTTTAAGACGATATGGCTTTTCCCTTTGGTATATCCGCGCAAAGTCTTCTCTTTAGCATATCCACCCTTACATATTGGCAGGACATTTATTTCCTTTCCAAACTCTTCACGTGCCATATCCCTGTACATTCTCTCTAAGTTCTTGTGTGGAACAATAGGAAGATTGTATTCACATGCTAATTTAATAAGCGAATATGTCTTGCCTATCTTTCTGTCAACGACACGCATAATCCGTACATCATCCCTGCCGTCCATTACGTCCTGCAAGTCAGCTTTGAGTGTCTTATATATACGGTCGCTTTCTTCCTTGAGTTTTTCTCCGTCTCTCATCGTTGCTAAGTTATGTAATGCTTCGATTGCATCGTTGGTCATATATGTTCTTTCCATATCGTCTACCACCTCTCAATAGTCAATGGTTCAACCTTCTCTTTCCGCACCCATTGGTGGATCAATTCGTGACAATTCTTACAAATTGAGACTAGGTTCCTCTTTGTAACTCCATCATCATCCTTGTAATACTTCTCAAGCGCTAACTCTGGATGTAACTTAAGATAGTTAACGTGGTGACAGGTGTTCGCCCTTGTGTAGTATCCCTTAGCCTTGCAATGCAAACATTCATACTTATCGTCCCTCAACACTGCCTTGCGTAACCTACGCCATTCCTTAGACTCATAGAACTTAGTGGCAAAGGCTTGTGTTACCTCATTCACCCTCGTCTCGTCTGCCTGATCCCGCCAGGCCCGCGTCTATACCCATCATGTGACATAAGTTGTTCGGTCTCATTTATTCTATTCATCAACAATACCTCATCGCTACATCGCGTCCATCCCCAATGGTGACAGTTAGGACAGTTCTCCTTTTCCTTTGGATCTATAGCGTTATAGTGCCAGCACTTTGGATCCACTACAATCCCCTCCTGTATTTTGGCATAAGAAAAGACGCTCCTGTCGGAACGTCTGATTAGACATAATAAAGCCGGCCCCCGATCGGAGGGCCGGTTTCTCCTTCTACACATGGTAGATGAGATAATGATGTGGGTAAGGATTTGCGCCTTACATGTAAAGCCTTCAGTGTATGGAACAGCCTTACCATTAGTCTCGCTAACGAGGTCTCACCCCCGCCATACTTATGAGCGTCTACCTATTCCGCCACCACATCCTATATTTGAGCATAGAAATAGACGCCCCTATATTTCAGGGCGTCTTATAAATGTTCAATATGTGCGAGATATCCCCTGAGGCATACCCTAATAGGAATTATATCATGGCGTGTAAAGCAAAGTCAACGAATTAATCCGTAGATCCCCAAATATAAACCGTAGGAATATTACCCTTATTATTCTTCTTAACTTTCATACTAGACCCGCCTGGCGTTGTAGGCCCGCTCATACACTTCACTGGCTCCTTATATGCCAAGTCTGCCACATGATACTTACGATAATCAGCCCATCTCTCATCCTCATCCATCTTACTAAAATGCTCTGCCCAAGTTCCTTTGATTCTATAGGCGCTCTCCACGGCCTCAGCTTGCACGACTTCCTCCGCGATCTTGGCCGCTAGGACGACGATTCCGAGGTCAGATATATCTGGCTCATATAGGCCTGCCTTGCATAACACGTCGTATTTGCACAAATGACAATCAATCCATCCGTTGGGGCATACTCGGATCTCTTTAGGGCATTTCATTTACTTAAGCCCTCCTAGCCTATTTTCAATCCATAGCGCTAAAAGTAGGAAATTAGCTGCAAGTAGGAAGTAAATAGCATCGGCCATGTTATTTATCCAAAACGAAATATTGCTTGTCACTATCAAGATTACAATTATCACTGCCTGAAATGTGTAATATACCTTCATTCCCTTATCCCCCTTAACACGGCCATCCACACGGCCCAAAGTAAGCAGTAAATAGCATCCGGCACATTATGTGTAACTAGCAAAACAATGCTCATCATCCCTGCTACTATACTCAGCACTAAGCAGGCGTCCTTTAGCCACTTCATTCAGTTTCCCCCTCCATTGTCCGCATCCGCCAAGGATAAATACTTCTCCCACAATTCCTTCAAGATCCTTTTAGCCACTCGCTCACTTGGTTAACCTTTCCGGTATATCCTGCATTTCTGGATGTTTAATCTCAGTCCAAATAGCAAAGGCTATATTCCACATTGCGGCTCTCAGATGCGGTTCGTCCTTCATGCCCCTGCTATAACAAGATATATGTCGCATCGCACTGTCGATAAGGCTGTGAATCGGTATTCCTTTTTCACAATTTCTCTCACCGTATTTCATGGCCCCTTCTTCACAATGTAGGGCTAGTTCATGGATCGCTTCCCATGGCAGGAGATCATATCTCCCCTTTCCTTGGTGCATATCTCGTACTGATCCTGAGCTGAAATTTGTTCTTTCCCCGCTGTCCTTTATCAGTTGCTTGGGATGCCTCGGTATCCACTTAGTATAATTACCGCAATCATTGCAATATTTATCCGGCGGTTTACCGTAAAGCGAGCACGTTGCGCACTCTTTAATTATCATTCAACTTCCTCCATTTCCCAAATACCCCTCCAAAACTTCCTTAGCCTCAATCCATCCATAACAAACCTTTGCTAAATACCCTTGCTTTGTCGTTTGCTCGATCCACCACTTCTGACTAGCCGAAGTCGTATTGCCTTTTACCTTAAGTTCAATATATAGCCCGTGATACCCGTTCCTTGAGACAGGTAACATTATGTCGCTCACCCCCGCCAAAACCCCCTCACGCTTCATTCTGGCTCCCTGTATTACGTTTGTTCTGGCGTTTCCATTGCCAATTGCATGGAGGAGAACGAGTTCAGGGTATTTGGCTTGAGCTAGTTTTGTCCACTGGAATAGGGCGATTTGGTTGTCGGATTCGGCGTGTTTCATTCTTGCCCCAAATGTTCATCGGTTATCTCCATCTCAAAAAACGTGTTCCAGCAATCAGGATAACAACTTAAACCAACTTGTGAGCATACTTTTTCACACGCTTTCACTAATGATTCTGGATACTCGCAATCAAGCTCAAGTCCATCTTTTAAAACACAAGGAGAAATTCTGTTCATGTACGACCATTCTTTTATCTGCTCAAGCGTTGCTGTTGTTCCCTTCAGTTGGTTAATAAGCTCAAATACCTTCATCCATTTCAATCCTCCCCATCATTATCACTCATATGCACTCCGTAATTAAAGACTAGGAAAATTCCAGTAATCACGATCCATGCGATGAGATATTTCATCTCGCCAATACCTCTTTCTTACTCTTTTCATCCCTATGCCACACCGACAACATTGTCCGACTCGCCTCTGTCCTGACATACTCCAATCCATCTGTGCCGATCTGCCCGGGCACATAACCATCCGTCATCCGGTAAACTTTAACCGCTTCATCTCTGCATCCGAACAACTCCTTGATCCGTGCATCCAGCTCACCGTTCCTCAACTCGCAGATCACATTAGTCGTCTTCGTTGGCGGCATATCCTTTGTGACATTTTTCAGCCAGCGCATATGATTTGTCATCTGTTGTCTACATAGCCCTATATTCTTTGCAAGTCTCGATTGGCCGCCTGATAATGTTATGGCTAGTTTGAATTTTTCCATTGTCGGATATCGCCGTCGAAGTTGTGCCTGCGCTGATTCAATCATTTGGTCGCTACCTCCTCTGGATCTTCACAGTCTGAACAAATTAACTTGCCATTGATTGGGGTTAGTCTCTCACTCCATGATCCGCATATGGCACAATCACCCATCCACCAAAAGTTCGTGTATCCCGCTGCCATTAGATCATCTGCATCATGTTCCCCCGCAACCGTGGTATATACTGGTTTTCCACTCTCCCTGCATAGATGCCCTCGTATGTCTATAAATTCGATCCCGTCCATATTTTCATGTCCAAATGCGAAGTTTCTGGCTTTTCTCCATGTATCAGCTCCGACGAATACTCCGCGTTCTTCATCATCTGAGAAGAAATAGAGTTTATTCATTTGGCTGCCCCCTCCCTTATCTCGTTCCATCCCGCCTATTTCCCCTATAGGCGTTTATACACTTCCCGGCATCCAATCTTACCCCCGCGTGTTTTGCCATCACTGAGCCTAGCAAGATTGACGCTAGGAAGTCTTTTGCTTTGCTCGTTTGGATTGGTGTTAATCCTTCAAACGGTAGATGTATGTTGGGTGTGCCTGTTTTCCTGGACATGGCTTATCCCTCCATCTCAGCCCTTAAATCCTCTTTGATATAATAGTTCCATCCGTTTTCTTTGCAGATCCGTTCTGCTTCAAGGCCGAACTTACGCCAGTCTATATCAGTTTTGTAATGATTAAGTTTTCCAATCTTAAGCAAAGTGTCCTTACTGACCATTACTGGCAGATTGTAAATAAGCTCTAATACTCCTATAGGTTCAATGACTGGCTCAAAACTAACCCATGTATTTATTCCTTTTCTTGAAGCATCAATTAGTGAATTAAGCCTTTCTAACGGCTCAGCTGCGTTTGGTTCTGCCCTATTTGATCCGTATAGACAGGATAACGTGATCCCAAAACTATCCCCATCGTCTAACAAGTCAAAGTCTCTTCTTGCCAGATCCCCGCCTTTGGTCAATATTTGGACGTGAGCGCCTGCTTCTTTGATGGCCTGAATAACTTCGCGTGTCGCAGTTGTATCAATCGTGTGCGGATATGGGTCGCACATAAAGCAGAGCATAATCTTCTTGTCTCTGTACTTCCCCTTTGATAATTGGAGCTTAGTTGCTTCAACAATTCCTTCGCGCGGCTTAACATCTTCGCCGAATGTTTCGTTAGGATGCCAGCGCTGAAAATTCTTCTTTGCGTAACAATACCAGCAATTATGATTACAGGAATTATAGATATTTAAGGCAAAATCCGCATATTCCCCAGCCCTGCCTTTTGGGGTATAAATTGGTCTATGCATTAGGCTTATTCCTCCTCACAGATAAAATTTATTGAACTTACTCGGATCTGTTTTGCCTACCGCCTTATCTCCCGGGTCCTTATTCCGCTTATGTTCTTTTTGGTTTTTTCGTTCAGCCTCTCGGGTTTTAACATGATCAACGGATAGAACACCAGCCTCTCTCCAATCAGTGAGTACGGCATTAAGATAGTTCAATTTCCTAACGTCTACCTCAAGGCAAACCCTAAGACCTTCGATGATCACAGCGTCCGGTTCCTTACATCCCTTTGCTAAAAATTCATCACACCAGGCGATAATGGAATCAGCCTCGCCCTTGGGGATCATTCGCCCCCAATTCTTCTCGGCCCAGTTTATTGCTTGGGTACCGATTGCCATAACATTGTCAGGCGGGATATCCATATCAACGGCTAGTTCTTCCGGTTCCGTTTCAATCATTTCAGTGACATTTTCACTCTCGCGCGCGTTGTTGTTGTTGTTAGTAATTAGGTTAGGTACGGTAGGGTACGGTAGGGTACGGTTACGCAGGACATCCGTGGATTTACCTTGGACGTCCGCTGGACATCCGTCGGACGTCCTTTTCTTTAACGCCTTATTAGAAGCTTTCTTTCGCTTATCACGCTCTCCGCGCTTTCTATCGGCGTCAGATTGTCTTCTTTCGATGAGTCTTCCTGCATATTCATACCAATCGTGAATGCAAAAAACAGATTCGTTCTTGTCAATAAATCCAGCTTCAATGAGAGAATCAACGAATATTTTAACATCGCCTTCCCACATGCAAGCTTCGGCAATATCGCAGTCATCGAATTTAGTAAGCACTCCATCTTGGGCAAAATCTAGAGCCCACCACCAAAAATAATGAAGATGGCCGACTGCAGTAACTACGGAAATATCTAACAATCTAGCAAGCTTCTTGGTTTTAGGATGCCTGCCTACCTCTTGATTACTTTCTATCCATGCCACCTGACCATCTCCCCTTTATCGAAAAAGTGTCCCTTATCCGTCATAACAATTGCATTCTTGGTCCACTACGTCGACGAACATCTTGATTTGATTCTCATCGTCATGGATCAAGCCATTCCATGAGTAACTTCTTCCTAACCCTGGTATCACTGTCAGCTCTGCATTACTTTCCATTACTAACGCCCTTTTTAGTAAGTCAGGGTGTGATTGTCTTAACTCGAATATCTCTGTTTTCTTCATTGATGGGCAGAAGAAACAACTGCTCTTACCCGGCTGTGGAAGTCCTGCGTCTGCTATGGTTTTTATACAAGCATCCCTGTCTATTTCCCACTCGATCAGGGGGAACCAATTCTGGTACTTCTTATCTTGGCTATTTCTCATACGGCGTTCTTCTCCGTAATCATAGCCAATAGCCTTAATAACCTTTTCGCCCTTCTCCCATGCCTCAATAGCCAAGGGGAAATGGTTAATGTATTTATCTTGAGGTTCTGCCTTGAATCGTAAGGAACACGTTTTAAATCCATACGCCAGAGCTGGGAGTGCCTTTCTAATTAAACAATCTTCTTCCAGCGTCCGAGAGGTAACCTTGACTACTGTGATCGGCGGCATTCCATGAGCAACTAGCCAAAGAGAAAACATGATAATGTACCAGTATGTTTCTGGCCTCTCCCCCCCTGTATCTGCAAAGATGATTAGGTCTGGTATAGTCCCGCGCTTCCACATTTTGATAAGCATTGCCGTTGAGTTTGTTCCTGCTCCGTAGGCCACAATTAGAGCCATACCTTCAACCCTCCATGCCTTCCCCAGCTTCGGCAATTCTGTGAGAATAGCCCGGGATTAACCGGGCTATGTTTGGTTACAATTCAGAATAATGTATTGCCCCGGTCAACCGTTTTGTGCTGCGACAGTAATCGCATACCTCACACCTAACCGGCTCCTTAATTCCCGCCTTAACTGCTAGAATCCTTGGCATATTGACTTCAACCTGGGCCAGTTCAACCTCTAGCCTGGTGTGATCCGTCATGTTAATGATTGCCTTGTCTGGCTGCTTTTCCTTCGAGACGGCAACGATGAGAAACTCTGAGTAGTCACCTGGTTCTCGGCCTTCTGATATGCGTTCACCCTCGCTATAAATAGCCATTTGAAGCGGGTAAGAATACGCCTCGACAAAGGAAACTTTCTTTCTAGTTTCCTCGTCCCATACCTTCTCTGTAATGCTCCTGGTTGTTTTCAGATCGACTATCCTTCTGCGCTCATTGTTCTGTACGTCTAACATGACTTTCCATGGTGCCCCGAACATTTCAAAAGTAATAATGACTTCCTTGTCTCCCTCAAGACAATACATGGCAAAATCATCATTTTGTAGGCAATCAATCATGTTGTCAGCCCCAATATATTCAGCTTTTAATGATCCATCTTTCTTAAACATTTGAGGGCAATTGGCTATAAACTCTCGTTGTGTTCCTTGGCTCCAAGAATGTACATAGCTCCCGACCATTAGGGCAATGCTAACTTCTTCTACCCATTCACCAGACAACTTCGCAATTTCTTTAGCTTCACACTCTAAAAATCCCTTATATTGACTCCTGCTCATGAATTCAAAATTGGCCTCATTTGAAAAATAGTTTTCGTGATTAAGAAGCAACTTTCTTTCTCCTTCCTACCCCGCTCGGCCTAGATATTACTTCTTCAATAGGCCAGTGGGCCCTTAGTCTATAAACAACAGTTCCGTAATCTAAGTTGTATTTCCGTGATATTTCTACAGGGGTAAGGTATTCTCCGTTGACCAAATAACGCTTTGTGCATCTTGTATTAAGGCGTTGTTCCCCCATTGTTGCCCATCTACAATTTTCCTTGCAATAATCTCCATTATTGTTATCACGCTCAATAGTGGTATCTTTTTCGTTGTAGAGATTTACATGTTTTATGTAGCTCTCATACATATCTCTTTTGAAAAGATTGAAGTCGTGCCATTCTTCAGATAATAGAATTCCGCGTCCTCCATAACCTGAATATCCGGTTGCATATGGGCTTTCAATTCTCCTGATAATATTTTTCCAAATATTATAAAATCTTGTTTCGCTCATTCCGTGCTTACTGACAACTTCTTTTCTGTAACAACCGCAACTCTTGCTTCTCCCGTTTATAAGTGTTGGGTAAAAAATAGATTTGACTGTCCCACAATCGCATCGGCATAAAACGTAACCGTCTTTTAAGATAATAGAGGGGATAACTGTCCATCTTTCAAATTTTCTTCCGTTTAATTCCTCAGCTCTTCCCATCTATTTCCCCTCCTTACCCGCCACCTTAGCATCGGCATCCTCCATGGCGGCAATCTTCGCGTCTAGTTCCAGGCTTGCCTTCCGCTCTTGCTCTGCCTTGAATTCTGCATCAATACTGTTCTCTGGTAACTCCTTCAATTCCTCACCAGCAATGTCCACGTAATCAGGGTATTCTTCCCCATCGTCATCCTTACGAATGACTGACTGATCAAACTTCACCGCCTGCGCTATTTCCGTAGACATCGGTCCCCAGTGGTTCAGCATATCCTTCAAGACAGTCTTTCTCGCCATGGCATTAAAATCTGATTGCCAGGGGCCGTTGTTGAATGTCTTTGAGAATCTTTGGGCATGAGCAGTAACCCTTTCCTTTGGCCAATAACTAACCTTTTTGAATCCGTTCATGAGTTCGAATACTCCTGCGTAGCCAATAACGTCAAGCTTAGCTCTATACACTAAATCTTTATTAAGTTCGAGCTCCAACACTTCTGTAAATGGGTCCCAACTAATAAGTTCTCCCTTGTGGATATCAATTACATTCATCACTTTATATAGTCCGGTTCGCTGCCCTAATTGGACAAATGCGCGATATCCTAACATAAACTGAGCTTCAGTAACCTCTCCAGTAACTACGTTTTTGTCGTTCTTTACCTTCCTTTTGAAAGGAATCGCATAAGCAAATCCGAGATTATTATCCAACGGAAGATTAAGGCTAGCCGCCTTTAATCCGCAGTACATAAGGGTCTCTGGTACGCAATTCTTCAATGAAGGGGTAATATTAGCCATGGACACTAGCGAGGTTACAAATTGTGGAGCACGCTCCTTCAGGACACCCTCGATGTACTTCTTGACGTTCACCGATCCTAGGAATTGGGCTACCGTTGGTTTTTTCACAGCGATTTCATTACTCATTATTAAATCTCCCCCTCTTTATTTTTAGCAAAATTCGAAATTTACGTCCTTGGATAATGCTTCTTCCATCCCCCAGGCAAGACACAGGGCGTTTATCTTGTCGTAATCATCATCGTCCCAACCAGACACTAGTTCTCTCAGCCTAGGCACAACCTTGGCACAATCAGAAGGGGTTAATCCTCCATCACAATCAGAGTGGTTAAGTAATGGCTCAATATCATCCTTAATGTCATCCCATCTGGTAAAACTTTTAGTGTTTGAGAATCCAGCCATAGAATCAAGATCAATCCCAGCTTCAGCAGCTACCCTTCTTCTAAAACTCATAAATCCGGAATAACTCCAATGTGCTTCGCAATGACTAAAATCAATTCCCATTATTTAATTTCCCCCTCTTTATTGAGACTTTCTCCAATACCAAACAGTAATTCCCAGAAGTGATGGTACTCGCCTTTATTGGCGTATCCAGCTCCAACGGTATATGTCCTTGGATTATTAAGATTGTGTCCTTGATATTCAAGATACTTCTTTGCTTCGTCGAGGATAAAGAACGTTGCCACCGTGCGGTAGCGATAACCAATATTAACCTTGTTGTATAATTTTTCATCTATTCCGTAAGCGGCTAGGTAATCTTTGGGGAAGACGATTACTTGTTCCTCTCCGTTTACATCCATAAATTCATCTTGAGCATAGGCTTCCTTGAAACTAACAATTTCAATAGGACATTCTTCATCTTGCTGCTCCCAAAAGGCTACGATTAGTTCTTGAGGTGAATCGTAATCCTCTTGCCAATCATCGACATGATATAGCTCTTTTTCTGCGTCCTCATAGTCTGGATCAACAACTACTTCATCTCGTGTTTGCACTAAATGTAAAGGATGGTGGGTACCAACATTATCCCCGCTTCCCTCACATTGTTTTGCAGAAAATTCTTTCAGGTATTTCTCCTGTTCTTCAGTAAGACTTATCGTTACTTCGCGCATTATTTTATTTCCCCCTCAATCTTCACATTCAAGTCTCCGTCTTCCGTGTTCAAAATAATATACTGATAATCATCCTCATTGGCTTCCTTCATAATCCACGCTCGGTCTGATGGATTAATTTTGCCCCATCCATCCAGACAAATGAGTTTAAGTTCTCCAGCTTGAGCCTTAGCCATGCGGAACGCCAGTTCGAACTGTTCGCCCTCGCTCAGGCCATTAATAAGCGTTTGCCCTATGCGGATATTGCCATCAGAATCAACGGTTATGCCAGGAATCGGGAGGGCTGCAATCTTAAGCAGTTCCTTCGGCATTTCTCTTCCCTTTTCTATTCTGGCTGTGAGGGTTTTGGAGAGTTCTTCCTTCGGCGCCAACTTCTCGCGGATCATACTCGACATAAGGTCAAAATCGCGAAGGTAACTTTGCATGGTGGCCACTTTGTCAGCTGCCAAGCGGAGGGGTTCGACTTCGATCGCCACCGTCTTGGTAAGCGTTTCCCGAGCATTTCCTACTTTGGCATCCTCAGTTTTTATTCGCTCATCCACTTTCTCACAAATTGCGATCACGGCTTGATCTTCAAGCTCAATAATGTTTTCGAGTTCTTGGTCTTTAGTGGCAAGGGAATTCTTGCACTTAGAAATTTCTTCTATTGCCTTAGTTTTTTCTTCCACTAATTCTCTTTTTGAGGTTTCTTTGGAAGTTTCAGCAATGTGATTAAGTGTGGACAACTCTTCCATATGCTGATCTTTTAAATCCTGAAGTTTCTGTTGATAATCATTTTTTTCACGTTCGATATTAAGCGAGAGTTCTTTATCTATGTCTCTAAGTGAAGAGATAAGCTTGTTTTCCATCCCATCTATGGAAGTTTGCACCTTCTCAATTTTCTGATCAAGGAATAACTTAAATTCTCTGATCTCATTCCTCTTCTGTACCATCTGGTTATGTTTAACCTGTCTCTCTGTCTCAGCCTCAGCCCTGGCGGTAGCAATGCGCCCCTCTAGCCCTTCAATAAGATTCTTGGCAGTATCTATCGTCTTGTTCACTTGCTCGGCATCATGGACAGCCTTGTAATACTCAGCAACCTTCTTCTCCCTCCACTCGTTGCCGTCATAGTTGGGTGGCAGCTCATTCCGGTACCCGGCTACTTGAGCCTTGAGGACCACGATTTCGCGGTTGATTGACTCGCGCTGGGCAAAGTAATAGGCGACGATCTGACCGAGGACTTGGAGGACGTGAGCCTCGTAATTGATACCGTCCGGAATCTCGCCGAACCAGTTTGAAATATCGCCCAACGTCCAGGGGATTTCCAGCATGTTAAGGATGATCTTGGCCTGCTCCGTTGCGGATCTGCCTACGAACTCAAGGGGTCTAAATATATCCCCATTAATAAACTGCTTGAGATATTTCTCTGAACTTGGCACCGCTTCACTAGGCTTTCTGACTTTAAGATAATCCGTTTTATTTGTCCGGATTTTCCTGTCAATTTCAAGGCCTGTGTCCGTCTGAATGAAGATGGTTGCCTCTTCTTCGCCGTGACGAATGACTTCGATTCGCTCTGATTTGTTGGTGAATCCCTTTTGGATGGCCTCGACTATGGAAGTTTTGCCTGAACCAACGCGACCGGTCAGGATGTTGATTTTTCCAAGGTCAGCCTTAAATTCTGATAAGCCAATGAAGCTGTTTATTTGAATTCTTGACACTCTCATTTCTTTATCCCTTCTCCCTTAAAATTCGTTCCAAATACCACGGTTCAAGCAACGATTGCACTTTAGTAACATTAACGATACAATCAGGGTGACATATTTCCTTTGGGGCCTCCTCTGACAAGGGGGCCTTTTTCGCGTCCGCATAGTCACGTGGTAAAGACTTGTCATTCCAGGCTTTATTCATCCCTTCTAGGGCTAGGGATATACCGTTGACCTTATCGACCGGAGCGTAATTACATTCGACAATTGATGTAATAACTCCGATGGTGTAAGGATGCAGACTTAACCTGCCTTGGGACTTTGCTTGGTTGATCATGATTTTTTTATAATCCAAAATACTTTCCTCCTCATCTAACCTTTATAAGCGTCCTTGTCGCGCCTGATACCCGATGTTCGACGGTGAGACATACCGGGTCATCGCGTACGACCAGCCAGTTCAGCGGGTTGAGCCTTAGTTTTTTAAGCTTTAGCTTTTGCGCCCGTGTGGGCCTGCGTCCGTGCTTGATAGGTCATTCCCTCCCTAAAATAAACTAACTTGATATTGTAATGTGCCGGAGCCAGCCATTGTTAATAGAGCCTTAATCCTGTGTTCTCTCTCAATTTCTTGGTCCATGCTAACCCGTGGGCTCTTGGTCTTAAACTTTGCTAACCACCATGTTGAGTCTACAGAGTAAAAAGGATATGCCTCCAACAATGTTCGGTTAGTGATTCCAAGCCCGTGGAATTTAACGCTTGGATGCAATGAGTAAACCTTGCCCAACCACGCCCTACGTTGTGTGTGGGGCTTGCCAACAGTGCCACCTAGCCCGATTACCTTGTAATTCCTTACTAGCTCATCTAATAATGTCATGGGTTCTCCAAAGTGAAAGACTGGTATAGGCAAGAATCCCAATGACTCAAGGTATGTTTGGTTTCGTGCCGTTCCCTCAGAATCTCCGATCACATCCAGATTAAAGTATTTCTGCGGCTGCCATTTGGTGAGATAGTCAGCATACTCCTGAACGCTTATCCGCTTGCCTCGGGACCACGCTGAGAACGCTCCGGAGTCTAATAGGATATCCATGCTGTAATCCTTCGCCATTTGCCATACGTGGGCGCTTGGTTTGGCCGCATAACTGAACATAATGGCCTTGATGTCTAGATCGTGGAGTTGAGTAAGGGCTTTAGGGTATTCGCAGCCGCCAAAGTATACCTTCAAATGTCGATGTTGCCCCAATTCTCTGAATTCAATATCATCGACTCCCGCCCAACAACCTTCCCACCGTGATATTCTTCCAGCGTGACGACTCCAAATGTGTCAAAGGGCTCTAATTTCTCTGGCTTGAGATTGCGGACCTGTCCAGAGCTAACGATCAAATCCAAACATAACTTGTGTTGTTCCTTTTTCGTTATCATTCGATATAATTCAACCCGGTGCCTGACCCAGTCAATCTTCATCAGCTGCTTGCGAATGGACTTCATTAGTTTTTTAAACATGGTTTATTCCCCCTACATTGATTTATAGGCACTTCTCTTGCTTACCAAGTTCCTCATATGGGACAGCAATTTCATGCCCGGAAGATTGCTACGGTCAAGCATGTGTTCAAGTCCTGACATGGCTTCACGCTTTTGCTTGCGGGTTTCTTTCTTGGCTCCCCATACAAACTTCTGGACGCATCCGGGAAAAGTTTTCTCCGTGTAATCCCAATAGGATAGGCCCGCTTTCTTGGCGGCTTGGCTGGCTTCATTTGCTGGATTTGGCATTTAATTCATTCCCCTTTCGTGAAAATGCTTACAGGGTTTTCCTCTTTCGTGTCGAAATTGGTAGTTGTCTAGACTAACCAATTTTTACCGGAAGGGGGTGACACATAATCGAAAAGTCAGAAATAATTACTTTGCTCTTCTTATCCAAGCAAGACCTTAGCCATTTGATAAAACTAGGTGACTATATAAAGCAGTTTGATGAAGTCGAAAAACAAGTAAAATCACTTTTGGAAAATAGTAAACCTAAATCTTAGTTTCTGTGGTAACAATAATTTTCAAAAGTTCAGCCATTCTGTTAAAATCGTAAACTGTTAAATTTTCGCTCTTGCACCTCTCGAACAGGTCGAGAGCGATTTTTCTTAATCTTTTTTCACGATCAATGATGTTTTCCATTACTTCTTCACCTCCCCTTTGTTAGATTAGATTGCTTATTTGAGGAAAGTTACTCTGACACTTTAACAGCAGTTACTGAGTCAATTCCGTTTTTTACATGATCTAACAACACTTTTGCCCAAAAGACGCTATAGCCATGTTCTGCAAGTATTACAAGTATTTGCTTCGTGGCTTTAGCGTCTCTTTCTGCGTGTTCTTCAGTAGTCAATTTCAACAACATTTTGTTTTTCCTCCTTTTCCATGCGCTCTTTTTAACAAACTAGGCTGATTTAAGATATTTCCTTGAGACAATATCTTTTATAGACTGATAATCGTAATCCAAATCAATCAATGAGCTTACTTGTCCTTCAAGCTTTTCGACTCGCCCTAATTCCGCAGACGTAAATCTGTTTCGTAAATTATCAGTTTTGCTAATGCCGTGAAATTCCCTCAACTGCTTTGTGTTCTTGCCAAACACTATTTTGTAAACGAGATCCGTATAGTGCTTATACTTCATTTGCTTATGCGGGCTTTCGGGTAGGCCTTGAATTGCATTGGTTAACGCTTCCCTTGCTTGCTTTCCGATCTGGCGAGTTACCTTGCGGCTGATTAATTCTTTTTGCATGATGTAGAATTGCCTGACTAGGGCTTTTTTGAATTGCCTGACTGGTAGAGTGTTTTTCATGTAGGTGATGAGCAAAGTGGCTTGTTGTTCGTTTAAGTGATACACCTTTTCTGGTTGTCCACGACCTTTGATTTCTCCGATTTCAAATCGGAGTATTCCGAATTCCTTCAGGTCATTTTCATATTTCGAAATTAGCCTTACTACTGTTTCATGTTGAACCCTTCCATGTTCAGCAATGACTTTTGACGTGGTGAAAGGTATTTCGTTTAAATCGTCGGGTTCGAGAAATACTAGGTTGTTCATGGTTCCCTCCTTTTCCACTTTGCGTAAACGCAATTATGCAGTCCTTGATGCTTCTGTAAATTTCAGATTATGCAATCTCGAATCAAAAAAAATATCGATCGCCGCATCCAGATAGTTGCATGTTTTTAACATTTCCTCAAGCGTAAACTGTTTTCTACCGTAAAGCTTCTCGTTGAGGGCTTGTTGTGAAATATTTAATTCTTGGGCTAGTATTCGCAAATTGTAGCCCTTCTCAGCTACCGCCCCTCGAAGTTTTAGAAAATACTTATCACGCATTATTTCCACCACCTTCCGATATGTTAATTACTCCTTTAACAATTCGATCTTACCATTGCCGATATATAATGTCAATTCATATCTTGCATTTTATTAATATGTGTATTAATATATAATTGAATACAATGCAATTTGTAATTAATGCAATATGAAAGTGGTGCTAACCAATGGATATTAAGGCAGATAAAGAAAAGCGCGATAAGTTGTTAATAAAACAACTAGATCTATCGTCTAAGAGATTAAGAAGTTTTAGGGAGTCTTCTGGCTTTCAACAAAAAGAATTCGCACAATTATTTGACATCGAACCAAGCATTTATAATCGATATGAAACCGGGAAAATAAAATCCATACCACAAAACATTCTTATGGAGATCTGTAATAAGTTTGACCTAAACTTAAAATGGTTAGCGGGAGTTGAGGATGCAGAAAAACACGTGGTAGTTCAAGACGCATCTCCAGGAACAAAGCGCATTACAATTCTCGGAACAATTGCCGCCGGGTTGCCCATCTATGCGCAGGAGGATGTTTTGGGTTTTGAATACGTTGATTCTAATTTACATGTAGATTTTTGCCTCCGTGTTCAAGGTGACAGTATGATCGGAGCTCGGATACTAGATGGTGACCTAGTGTACATACGTCAGCAGTCGGATGTTGAGACGGGAGAAATAGCCGCCGTCTTGGTTGATAATGACTCAGCTACATTGAAACGAATTTATAAAGTTAACGGGACAGTTGTTCTAAGGTCCGAAAACCCAAACTTTCCCGATCAAATATATACCAAAAAGGATATGAAAGATGTTCGTATCTTGGGAAAGGCCATATTATTTAAAACGGAGGTGCGGTAAATGGCAAGTATAACTAAGCGTCCAAGTGGGTCATATCAAGCGGCCATCTTTGTTGGTCGCGACGATGAAGGGAGACAAATCAGGAGAATGGTAACAAAGCCCACGTTGAAAGAATGTAAGATCGCGATTAAGGAGATTGAACGAGAGATTGAAGATCAGAATTATTCAAACGTGCGGAACATCGGGGTTATTGCGTGGATTGATGAATGGATTAAGTTGAATAAGACAAGGCTCTCACCCTCAACTCATGCAACTTATAAGATCTATTCAAGGGTACATTACGCACCATATTTTAAAAAAATGAAGCTAAAAGAATTAACCGAGATTCATATTCGCAAATTCATGGCGCAACAACTTGGTTTCCTTTCTCCAACTACTGTTCGAAAGCATGTTTCCGTTTTGAATAAAATATTCGAAGAAGCGTTGAAGGACAAGAACCCGGTTAGGTATGTAAAACTACCATCTAAGGCGAAGTACACGCCTTATGTCTTATCCGAAGCGGAAATGGAAAAGATACACGATACCATAAGGGGAACAAGGGACGAAATTATAGTGTTGCTAGCCGCCTGGTGCGGCCTACGAAGGGGTGAAATATTTGCATTAAAACCCGATGATGTGGATTGGGAAAATAAAACTATCCGTGTCGATGAAAACACAGCAATCAACGACGAATACATGTATGTTGATAAAGGCCCAAAATCAGACAATGGATATAGGGAAGTGGTTGCCCCAAAGTACCTAATGGGGCTATTGGAGAGCATGAGAAAAAACTGGAAAGAGATACCGGAGCGTTTCTTTACATTACGTCCAGATTACTATTCCAGCTATTTCGCCGAGTTAATTAGAAATAAGGAATTACCGCCCATCAGATTCCACGACCTCAGACACTATCATGCATCATGGCTCTTTGCGAACAAGATACCCGACCAATACGCCGCAAGACATCTAGGAGACGATATACAGACGCTTAAGGCCACGTATCAACACATTGGCGCGGACTACCGCCAAGATATAGATGATACAGTCCGTGGTCTACGTGATGAACCACACAAAAAGGCTAGAGTCTGGAAATTAAAAAGGACTATGCAATAAAGCATAGCCAGGTAATAAAATATTCTGTGCAACATTTGTGCAACATCCGCTGTAACGGGCGATGCACAAAATCATTCAAGGTCCAGTAGTGGTGCGGGAAACAGGACTTGAACCTGCACGGTTACCCGCTGGAACCTAAATCCAGTAGATTGCACATGGAGCAATAACGTAAATATCCTTGTTACAAGCGTTTTTCTATACGTTTATTATTTGGCAATTTTATTTCATTAATTGCAATATTAAATTATAGTTTAATGGGTTGCAATAATAATTTAATAGTTTGTGCAACATTTGTGCAACATTGGGTCACGAAAAAAGCTTCCTATTATAATACTGTAAAAGTGTCGCAGAATAATTAATATTATCCCATAGCAGGAAATACCCCATCAGACGTTGAACACGATACCTAAAGGCAGAGGGCGCCATAAGACCCCCAAATGAGGAGGAAAATCTTAATGAGTAAAAAGGAAGTTAAGGCCAAGAAGTGCAAATGTGGAGCAGAGGTTTCTAAGGATGCTAAGGTTTGCCCAGAATGTGGCGCTAAGATATTACCTGGCATTGGCCAAAGTTTATTAATTGTTGGTGGGATGATAGTCGTCTTGTATTGGGTGGGATCGACGTTTATATGGAATAGCCCAGCGACTGCTCCTGTAACTACCTCCGCCGTTACTCCTGCCCCATCACCAGTAGCAGCGGAGCCAATCTTTTCTGCATCAGATAAGACATTGTTAAAGAAATCATATGCCGATCTTGATCCTACCCAAAAACAACAACTAATCGAAATAGGAGATAAATATATTAAACTGTCCGATTCCGATAAGGAAGATATTAAGACTGATTACGAAAGACTAGCTAAGGAAAAAACTACATATTTAGAGGCAGAGCAAAATAAGGTTTTGAAGACTAGGGCTAAGACAATACCATATAAAGAATTGGCTAGGACCCCCTATGCTTTCACTGGCCAAGATGTAAAATATAAAGGTCAAGTAATACAAGTACAAGAATCAGGCGATGAGATGGCCCTGAGAGTTAATGTCACAAAAACGTCTAGCAGCTATAAAGACACGATGTATGTAACTTACACCAAAAAATCCGGAGAAGGCAGAATCCTAAATGATGATATAGTTAATTTTTGGGGAAACTCTCAAGGATTATTTACTTACAAGACTGTTTTAGGGGCAGAAGCAACAATACCTTCAGTTAAAGCGACAATCATGGAAGTTGTAAAATAACCCCATAAACGCAGAAAGCCCCCGGCACAACCGAGGGCTTTCATTTATTGATTTAAACTATCCAGCAAGGCCGTGATCGCCTTATCGACAGTCCTTGCCATCGGAATACCAGTCTCAGCGGAATGTTTTCTCAGTCTAGCCATAATCTCGATATCCAGCGTAAGGCCAACCCGTTCACGCGTTGTCAGATCTGAACTGGCCTCCTCCTGCACTCCAAACTCAGCTTCATACTCTTCGACCATGAGACGTTCTTCTGACCACTCCTGGGCTTCTGTGACTGTCATGGGGATTAGTTCCCTTCTTCCGCTGGTGGAGTTGCCATGACTCACGGAGTACTTGCTCAACGGACCTCCCTCGCCGACTAGGAAATATGCTCCCTTGGTGTTTTTGTAAAGGTCTTCTTCGCAGGAGCGTAAGTCGTTTCCATAGACCCCGTTGTCCCAGCTTCCGATTTTCTTGGATGTCTCCGTGTTGTAGGTGCGACCGTTTATTACTTTTCTCATTTAAAAAACTTCCTTTCGTTGCCGGGTATTTTGGCTCCCGGCTGACCTTGGGTTTATGCTTTAATTTCTGTATACTCTAACATTTTGGAGAGATTAAGAGGACCATATTTCCTAGCAGTTTGTTCCTTGTAAATATCTCCGTAGTTGTCATAAAGCGTTTCCCCTAAATCTTGGCTATCTATGGTCGCTTTGTAAGTTCTGCCATCTTGGGCAATGTAGGTAATGTTACCAAGGCTGCCACCTGTAAAAGTTTCTTCCCGATCATACCGAATGGTCTTCGCGTCAACCACCTTCTTAAGATAAGCTAAAACATTTTTCGTCATTTTGTTTTCCTCCCCCTCAACTTCTTGTTACCCTAAGTATACATCAACTGATACATAATGTAAAGGGTAAAACAAGTTATTTCTAAGATTTCCTTGTATTATTTTTTGACACAATTCAGGGGATAAAACAAAAAAAGCCCTCGACCATTAAGGTCGAGGGCTTTGTGTATGACAAATTGTCCTTTTCCCACTTATATTATAAGTTGATTTAGGACAATTTGCCACGGGCTAACCATATTTCCCACTTGGGAAGAAAGGTCTACAGGTGATTGGGATCAGTCGGATTGTTGACGACACCAAAGCCAACGGCAACCGGAAGAATTAAGTTAATTAATTGATCTGCTCCTGGGATTTCATAGTGGAAATACATCTTTGAACAAAACACAATCAGCGCGAATATCGCTGTCCATAAAGGCCATGATTTTAATCTGTTTTGAGTTTGCATTGTTCAATTCCTTCTTTCTTATTTTGCTAAATTGAGACGGTCACAGGCGAAGCCTAACTTGTTAATATCCTTTTTTGCTTGTTCCATAAGAGGTTCGCGACATAACACCCATAGGTATCCATCATCGACAGCAAACTTGCGTGGTTGTGTTACCGCTGCAGCCCCTACAATAGGCATAGGGGGTACGACAGGGGTCAAAGCCCTATAATCGTATCCAAAGTAGTCACATATCCCCATGTACAAAGCCTTGGAGATCATCTCGGGATTATATGCTATCCATGTTGCATCCTCAAGATCGTCGTGGAACCCCAGTTCTATCAGTGCGGCTGTAGCGCTTACCCTGTCTCCGACTTCCATTAATCCTGGATTATACTTTACTCCCCGATCAATGCCAGGACTAAGCGGAGCAATCTGATTGTAAAGAGCCCTGGCTAATCGTTCTGAATTTGTTCCGGGCCCATAAGCATAGACTTCTGTTCCCTCTCCCCCGCCGGCGTTGCTGTGGAGAGCAACGTGGATATCTGCGCCCCATGTGTTAGAGTCCGTGGCAATCTGGTAAATGTCCATAATGGGGGAGTTGCGTCTCCATACGAACCTTCCGTCTTTTGCGATAAGATGGATTAGGATATCAGCTATACCATTCATTTCGAATTCTTCGGTCCCGAAGGGACCTACTCCGGCGTTGTGCTCCTGAGTGCTGGGGCTAATGTATATGTTTGGCATGATAAATCCTCCTACTTTGTAATAATAAACACGGCCATGCCTGAGGAAGCTGTCATTAATCCAGCTATAAGCATTGCTACGGACCATGTTGGCCTACCTGAACGGACGGCGTTAAGAGCTTCATCCAGCTTTGTCTCGATTCGGTCAAACTTTGCCTGTACATCTTTTTCCAAGGCTTCCAGTCTTCCACGTAGAGAAGTGACTTGTTCGACAAGGACGGCTACTGCTGTATCTTGTTCCATGGTTCACCTGCTTTCCGGCTTTCGCCTCTTTCGTTTCTACCCATAAAATAAGGCATAAAGAAACGCCCCATATTTCAGAGGCGTTATTTTTATGCCTAACTTTAGCTTTGCGTATGGTTATGCACATCTGTACTCGTTCCGTAAGTCCCCGTGTCAGTAGTCACGGTGTGTGTGTGATAATGTGTACTAACGTTTGCTCCCTTTTGAGCTGCCCAAGCTTGCGTGGCGATTTGAGACGCACCTATATAGATGGCTAAGCCAGGATCTATTTCTATTTGACCACCGCCTGGGACAGAAATACTTAAAACTGTACTCCCATCGCCAGTTAAGCCCTGAAAATACTTTATCGTTGCTGGACCCACATAACCCGCTACAACACCCCCGAATTGCATGCCATAATCAGTTCCAGCATTCCAAATATTTGATGATACTTTTAAGATGTCCTTAGCTTCTACGGTTGTTCCCGTGACCGAACTTCCAGAAATTGTAGAACCCACGATTGCTCCACTGGCGATCATATCAACCAAATTTACTTTTCCATCTACGTCGACATAAAACACATCAATGCCGTTGTTGGTTATCTTGAGCCCGACCGTGGGATCAACGAGGACTTCGACTAACCCCTTAACGATGTCGATATAGGAGTCTTTTAAATGAATGTTTCCGTCCACATCCACGTAGAACACATCAATGCCGTTGTTGGTTATCTTGAGCCCGACCGTGGGATCAACGAGGACTTCGACTAACCCCTTAACGATGTCGATATAGGAGTCTTTTAAATGAATGTTTCCGTCCACATCCACGTAGAACACATCAATGCCGTTGTTGGTTATCTTGAGCCCGACCGTGGGATCAACGAGGACTTCGACTAACCCCTTAACGATGTCGATATAGGAGTCTTTTAAATGAATGTTTCCGTCCACATCCACGTAGAACCTATTTTCCCACGCTCCCAATCCGTCACCGCTTTGGACTGATATCCCCTCTGTGGCATTCAAGACCGACTTAACCTTATTGTCGCTCCTAGTTGCCACAAATCCTTCATCTGGCCCAATCTTTACCCCGTTATACAGCGCATCCTTGGATACCGTTGTTTGCTGCAAGTCGGTCACGGTGTCGTTTATATCTTTAATAAATGCCCCGGCTAGATTGGATATAGTTACTTTACCCTGCATCCGTTGAACTGGATTATGCGATTCTTTTATGATTCGCACTGGCAAATTAACGATGCCTAATTGATCGTCAAACAAATAAACAGTGTCGCCTAACCCGTAGTGATCGTCTACCCCATGTCCCTGAGCGTATTCCAGCTCAACGACATCCGTGTCATAGGTCACCGTCGGGAGTCCTGCTACTTTGTTACGGTTGTCAGTTATTCGCGACATGCTAACTAGATTACGCCGATACCTAAACCCTAGCCCGTTATCTGCGCCCCTACGCGTTAGGAGGGATATTACATACTTATCAAACTTCAATTCCCCGCCTAATTGCTCGGCCAACTTAAGCAGTATCCCACGCTTGCTAACTTTTTCGTTGATTGCCAAAGTCGTTAACGCCGTGAAATCTACTTGCCCAACAGTAAAACCTGTCCCTGCAAGTAGGGTAGTCAATAGTACTGCCGGTGTCCCTACATCCGCGTAATAATCCACTATCATCGTATCTGCAGGATCGTTTTCGTCGCCTAAAAGGTCATAGCTCACATGTTCGCATTCCACGTCGATTGTCAGGGTATCATCGGCGTTATGATTATCTTTTGTGTAAACAATGTTAAAGTAATTGTTTTCTATTTCAGCGATATTCTGATAAGTCACCTCATCACTTTTGTCTCCATCGACGATCGTTTGAAACGATGCCGTGAACTCTCTATTTATTTCTTCAGAGACTGAGGGAGATACTACATTAATCAATAACGCCAAGGGCTCAAGAGATTGATTCAAGATTTTTATCAAATTTTTCACCTCTTTTCGATATGAGAAAAGCCGCATGATGTAAATCAATGCGGCTACGATTATTAAGTTCCGTCTGTCGACTAAGCTGTCTACTACGAACTAATATGAATCATCATGGACGGTTACAATTCTGTATTTGTAAATATCCTCTTTGTTGAATATTGTTACATATTTATAATCAGTTATACTTGTCACATAATAATTTCCTTGGTCGATAAATGAACTTATGTCTTTTATGAATAGCATTCCAATCAGCATAATAATAAATGCAAAGCTTGCTATTTTAGTAGTTCTAAACCTTATTCCTTTAATTAGATTTGGTATAAGAATTACTTCTATTATTGTGAAGTATTCCAATATTCTGGACAAAATTTCAAGGTTAGCGACTGATATAAATAAAACGCTTCCTAAGAAGTACGTATATATTTGCAATTTATCAAACTCGCTAATATTCCCTTTCTCATTACTTTTATATAATATATATATAAATATGACACTTACGATCCTTAAAGCTATAGCCATTGGGTTAAAACTTGTTATCACATAGGAATTAACCATCCCAAACACACGGCCTAAGGGAACGACTAAATTACCTAATTTCGATAAACATAAAAATACTGAAGACAAAAGTAAAATTATATTCAGTATTTTATTAGAAAACATTCTTTTATAAGTATATTTAATAATAGGCATTACCACCATTATCAATGCTGAGGAATGAAATAATGATGCTAATGCTATCATTATTAAATATTTGATGGTTTTACCATTTTGAAAATATCTGTAAAAAGCTATGAAGAAAATGGCCATAGCGATGCCTTGCCTGAGTGCACTATTAACATATATGCTGTAGTATGCTGCGTAGAAAATAAGTAGTGATAGTAAATTGAACTTAGAGTTTTCTTTAATTACTTTTAGATATATGAACATAATTACAAAAGAAATAACCATAATGAAAATTGTAAAATTCACGTCAAAACTTTTAAAGAGTCCTACCAATACCCTATATCCTATGTCCATGTGAGATTGATTCTGGATAGACTCCAGTATAGTATTTGGGCTTAAGTTATAATCCATCATATACCCAAAATAGTCTGTGCCTGATCCAAATCTAAACATACTTAGCAAGGTTAATACGATGCCAAATATAAGGAACCAAAATGTAGCAACTTTATTACTGAAAAATTGCAAGAAAGTTGCTACCGATATAATTAAAAATAACGTCATATATAACACTACCATCCGGACCCCTCTCCGATATATTACGGGAATAATTATATCATAAGTTTTCATCTCCTTCAGTCTTATTTCTTACTCAATCACTACAAACAATTTTATTGAAAGAAATTAAAAGACCTACTATTTATAGTAGAAGACGTTGCTAATGCATTAAGATTTATTAGATAATATTTTAATAGGTCTGGTTCCTACCACAGCTGATGAGGCAGTTATATTAATCAATCTAACCGATATTGCATCAGTACCAGTGGCATAGGCAAATGGTATAACTCCTGCAACAATGCCGCTAGTAAAATTAACTGTAACAATGTCTGAACTCAGTACTACTACTACTACGCACTAAAGAGTATTTAGGAGTATTGTTGGATTTACGGCACTAGAAAACTTGTAACATTTAATTTCATCAATCCAAACCGAATACGGTGCAGGAAGAGAAGGAAACTGAAAATAAGGGTAATAATTACCATCGACAGTAACGACCGCGGTAACTATTGCATACTCTTTCCAGTTTGTATCTAGCGTTACTTTTCGCGGATTACCTATCGCCATTGCACCCGTCGCAAGCATATTTATGTCTATTGGATTGTCCGATTTCAATTTAACTATCACCAGCATTATATCCCCAACAACCAAAGGGGTGCTAGATGGCGATATGGCTCCATCTACAGCTGTATTAGCAAGTACGTCACACCTATAACTTTGACCTCCTTTCACAAAGGTTGTTGTATCAATAACACCTCCTAATCCGCTTTGAGTTTCCCCTATTGCAAAAATCTTGTTTATAGTGGGAACTTGTTTTGTCCAAGATAAGTCAAAGTCATGAGATTGATCATCTTTTGAAAATGATGCTTGAACTAGAGTACCCGGCCAAAGCACTACGTCCTTAATTCTTAGGTATCCACCATTTATGGTAAATGTTCCTGGTTGTGCTTCGATGTTTTGCAACTTAATGACAGTGTCGCTAGTATCGGCGGAAATAAAATCTGATACGGGGAACGTTGTTAATCCAAGCACACTGTTTAGTATGCTAAAATATTGACAATTCGTTAGATTAAACACGTTTTTATGTTTTTGTGCTGCGTCAGAAAGCGCCATTTGCCCATTCTCGATCACAATTCCCCTAACGTTATTAAATTCGAACAGGTCTGTATTATAATCAGGGGCTAATAATTTTTCAAACCAAGGAGAATCGAATCTAACTAGCTTAGCATTTCGCACCCTCAGCACTTTATTAGCAAATACCCCTTCGATTGTGAGGAGTCTAAAATTAATCTGAGATACAGAACTTATGTCAATTAACGGTGACAAAGTTACGCCTATACCCCCTTGAACCTCTACAATGTTGAACGACAAGACATTGTTACGTGAAACCGCAACATTAGGTGTTGTTTTAAACCCACAAGAAATAAAAAATACATTTTCGAAACTACCCCACAAGACATTATCCATCTCTAAGGCATAAACATTTAGGCAGTTAAAGGTAACTCTTTTAATTCCGAATCCAAAACTATTGCCAATGTATAGTGCGGGATTTCCCGTGAATGTTCCATTTTCTATTAAAAGATTTTTCCTATTAAGTCCTGTGAAATTAAATAGATAACCTGCACCAACATAATTTATAGTCGATCCGTTTAGATCAATCTGAAAAGATTTTGATAAATTTATAGGTTCGATAAAGTTATAGACCTTGTTGGGTTGTAGCATGATCTTACTATTTTGAGGCAACGCTCCTAGCCTAACTGACAAGTTTGTTAAATCACCGGAATCTAATACATACGCAGTTTCAGCCTTATACGACACAAGGTCTTGCTCCGATGACTCAAGTCTAGCATCAAGTGTAGCAAACGTTTCGCTCTTTACTGCCGAAACTCTAGCAAGGGCAACCTCTGGATCTACGCTTGCATTTACAACGATTGTGTCAATCTCGGTTTTTGCTTGGTCTAATGCCGCCTTAACATCAGCCATGCTTGTAAAACTGCCGGAATATGTTATATCCTGTGCGGCGTGCTTATCCGCAGTTCCTGCCACATGGTTTATAACCTGCGTATTTATCGCAATGATATTAGCCTTCCACTTTGGCCATGCGTCCCGCAATTTTGTAATTCCGAGATAGTCTTGTAGTGTAGCCATGTTTTTAGCCTCCTAAATAAATTGACTCCTAAAATCAAACTTAAAGTCGATATTCCCGCCTGTTTTCGATATCGCAATTCTGTTGTCTCCTGGAATCAGCTTCAGAAAGTCTGCCACATCTCCGGTAACTTTGCTTAATTTATTTGTCGCTCCGTTTTTAACAGTAGCGTTCACATTGTCAATCGTGATTGTTTGAGCGACACAATTCTCGGTATATGTCAGGGTTTTTCCATTCATGGCGATTGTAAAAGTTGAGAATGTGCCAGTTACGATAATATTAAATCGTGACCCTTCTTGTGACCCTAGTCCTAGTTCGGCATTGCCGTTATAAGCAAGCGTTATTGATGCATCGTTTATCTCTTTAGTAACAACCAGTTTAATAACAGTGTTTATATTTTTATCGATGCGCTTATTAAAAACAGGTATCGCCTTTGAGATAGATACCATGCGCTTATTTATTCCGCGGAAAATAGACGTTCCAACTTTGGAAATAGAAACTAATTGCTTGCCAGGGTCTTTTTTGATTGAAACATCTAGTTTTGTAGTGCTTGATAACATTTTGCTTGAATCTTTTAGTATTGAACTTCCAGCGATTATATTAGTTGTCAGTGATTTGTTAGTATTGGCCATTATCTCACCGCCTTAGAGGGCATCTTTCAACGCCCTTTGTATAATAATTATCGAGTAAATACATTATTCACGGTGAACGTGATTGAATCACCCACACTCATGTTTATGTCGGAAAACGTACCTCTCATAGACAGGTTCCCGGTTGTTAGGTGGGAAAACAGCCCAACTTCCCTAATGGTCTTGGCTGCGCCTGCGCATGTAATTTGTCCAACGACTCTATACGTATCATTTGTGACTGTCGTTGTTTCCTGTGTCACAGTTCCGACTGTTCTAGCCTCTGCCCCTGCCGATTCTAAGGCCGTATTAGTGGCGGCAGCTGCAACGACTGCTAATACGCCCCAAGCAACCCAATGCGGGGTTATTACACTTATACTTGCAAGTAGATCGGTCACCTTCGCTAGTCCAGTATTGGTCCACACAGCCACGTCTGCCATTTAATTTTCCTCCTTCGTTACTTCAATATCTTTACAAATTGTTCCCAAGTCTTCAATGGTGCCGTCTGCACGAGTGATAACCGCAGATATTGTTACCCGCGGCCTTTTTACTTCCGCTTCCATTAAGCAATCCCTCCTATAACGAAATGGTATAATCGTCCCCTGAATCAAGCCATATATCCAAGTCAAGCGGCACATCATCATCCAGATACACGTCCTCTGCCGACGTCACGACATACAGCGCAAACGGTTGACACTCAAATTGTACAGTGGCTTTACCAATCCTGCGCAAAGATTCAAGCCCTACCGGATCGTAAATTTTAGCGAGGTAATATTTATCAGGCTCGTCGTCGAAAGTAAGAGGAAGATATGCCGAACTCGTTAGCCATGCGGCGGCATCACGGAATTCAAGACGCATATCCTCAATAGATGCGCCAAGATATTGAAGCAGTACAGATATTGCGCGGGTATCAAAGGTATTGCCACCAAAATCATACACACCGTGTTTACCAGGAATAACCAACTCTCGTTTACGCAATGCAGGCAGGACGGGGCGGCTTAATGATTGTAATATTAGCTTAAAGTCCGTATAGTTGTGTTTGCCCTTATAAGTTAAGCCGTTCACGCCGTCACCGCCTTCCCTCTAGTCCTTCCCCGTTGGATGTTAAATAGTTGTTGAGAGATTACTTTCCCATCCATGTGGAGATTGATTTGAATGGGTTGTGAAGATTCGGCGGGTTGAGTTTGGGTTTGCATGCTGGTGATAACGCTTCTTGCGACTTCCTGAGCGGTTTTCAGTACCATGTCTTGACTTATGCCTGTCGCGTTGGGCAGAGCATTGTATCTTACCCCCATTGTCATATCTGCCGAAAGTCCCTGAATAGCATTTGTGACTTTAAACTTATTGGCATCGATTCCTTTGGCAAGGTTATCCATAAAATCAGGCATCCACATGTCATCGTGTGCCATTGGACCATCCGTCGGGGTAGAGTGTCCTAGTAAGCCTCTGATCTTTTCGGCTATCCTTCTTACCGACTCTAAAAGGGCTTTGGCTTTTGACGTAATGCCATCCACAAAACCTTGTATAAAATCTTTGCCCCACGTAAGGGCTTCACCTGGGAGTTTTTTTATCCAAGTCACAGCTTTTGTTATGCCGGTAACAATTGTATCTTTGATGCTGGACACCTTACCGGAGATAGCATTTTTCATGCTCTCGAAGGTTTGCACAGCAGAGGTCTTAATCTCAGTCCATTTAGTACTAAGCCAGGTAGACACGCTCGTAAATATTTCAATTGTTTTTGCCTTGACCTTGTCCCAATTCGCAGCGATTAATACTGCAATTCCAGCAACGGCGATAGCAACCCACGCGATAGGCCCCATGGCAATGACCCACGCTGCCGCCATTTTAGCCGCTTGTATTGTGCTTTGAACGCCCATCCAAACCCATTTAGCCACCACTACTGCCGACTGAGCTATCATGACAAGCCCTGCTGCTATGGCACCTGCACTGGTTACGACCCATGAGGCTACTACCTTTAGGGCATGTATTCCACTCTGTACACCCATCCATAACCACTTAGCTACTACTATGGCGGCTTGTGCAACATGCACTATGACACTTGCTACCGCTCCGGATGCTGTAGCTACCCATGATCCGACAACTACTAAGGCATGAAATGTACTCTTTATACCCATCAAAAGCCAATCAGCTATAACCTTTGCCGATGCTATCCCGTTAATAATCGCTGTTTTCGTAGCTGAGATTGCTGTAACTAACCACGCGTTTACGATAACCGCTGCAACTGCGGCCGCAATCGGAGTTACGATAGCTTTGTATTTCACGAACCAGTCGATAATCCCACCTATTGCCGTTGCTGCTTCCTTGATAGCGGTACCGATTGAAGAAAATGCAAACTTAATCTCATTTTGGATGGCCGGCATATTAGTTTTTATATTTGTTGCAAACTCGTTCATTTTCGGGAGAACTTGCTCGCCAAGTGGAAGAACTATGCCTGTTAACAGCTGGCGTTTAATCCCTTCTACACTCTCGCCGAAAGTGTTATATTTTACTTCGTTAATCTTTTTTAGAGAGTCTGTCGTAGAGTCTACAGCACCTTTTGTATTCGTGGATGCAAGAACACCTTTGGCACCGGAATCTTCCCATTGTGTTCCATACAATTCTACGCCTATGCGGTTTCGTTCTGTTTCATCTTTAGTCTCTGCAAGTTTCTTATTGACTAATTCAAAGGCCGCCTTGCCCTCTGCTCCCCCTTTATTAAACGCCTTGCCAATTTTATCAACATCTAAACCTAATGACTTAAATGCATCCTGTGTGGTCTTAGATCCGTCTTTTGTTCTGATAGAAAATTCTTTGAATGAATCGGCAACTTTGTCTGTGTTTTGCACTCCTGCTTTGGCTCCGTTGCTGAACATATTGAACATTTCCTCAGCGCTAAAACCAGCCTCTTTATAAAGTCCGGAATATTCATTAATGGAATCAAGCATGTCGCCGTTTTTATTTAGTCCGTTTTGTGCTCCCTGAGCTAATAGGTTATAGGCTTGCTCGGAAGTCATGCCGAACTTAGTCATTAACATATCCGTGGATACTACCGATTCCTGTACGTCCATCTGGAAGGTATCTCTTAATAATAGGGCATTTTCCGTTGCCTTCTTTAATGCATCCCCGGTTAATCCAGTTGCCTGAGAAACTGTGGTTAGTGCTGCCCCAATATCCTCAAAGTCTTCGCCAAAATTATCGTTATAGATTGCAAGCATGGTCTGACGCATTTCACCCATGCCAACGTCTGACGTTCCAGTGGCCGATTGTAACCCATTCAAGGACTTAGTTAGATCATCGGCCATCTTAACCCCTGCAACGGTAGCCCCAACAAATGCCGCGCCGATTGCTAGGATTCCGGCTACAAGAGCTTTACCCATCCCCTTAACCGTTTCTCCAAATTCCCCCATATCCCTAGCGTTTTCATTAATGGTTTGGTTATTGTCTTCTAACGCTCTATTCATGTTATTTAATCCAGTAGTAGCGCCATTGAGTTGAGTTTGTAATCCCATTACAGCGGTATTCTGCCTGTCGTATGCCCTTTGAGCTTGTGCAACTTCTGCCGAATCGGCTGCAAACGCCGCCTTTGTCGCGTCAAGACTCGTTCTTAGCGTGGTAAGTTTGGTGTTTTGGTTGTCGTATTGAGTAGTTAAGAGTGCGATTTTGCTTTTCTGTGTATCCATTTGCTTGCCGAGGACTTCATTTTGAGCGGTGAGGGCTTGAGTTGATTTATCGTTACGGTCGAACTGGCTCAGGGATACTTTCATTTCTGAGGTGAGTAGCTTAAATTCATTGTTGATTCCTGCCATTGCCGCTTTAAATTCTTTTTCACCTGTAACTTGTAGCCGTGGCCCTATCGAAGTTTCAGCCATTGTCTTCCTCCTTTCCTCTAAAGACCCGCATCATCGAGCGCATTTGATTGTTCTACGAGCCCCTTGTTAGCGTCATAAATTAAAAGGTCCAGATAATAATATATGTCCATTTCATCAACATCGTTGAGCGTCCATCCCTTATCTTTCGTTAGACCTATGTACATCTCTTTAATCCAGTCAGAGAGAGATATGCTAGGTCCTGAATTACTTGTTTTTGGGAAATTTCTCAATTCTTTTTGTCACACCACTTATTACGCCTTCCATAGTTTCTCTTAACGTCGGCAATAGTTGATCAGATTCAAGGCCATCATATAGCTGATCGCGTGTGAATTTGTCTCCATAAGCCTTACATGTAAAATCCGCTAATTTATGTAAAGACTCAGTTGTAAACTCTGTAGCAGTTATCTCATCTCTTACCTCAAAAGCAACTACTACAAGCCGTGACTTAATTTTTCCAGTCACAAAAGTTCTCATTTCAGTAATTTCTTCACCGTCTACTATCTTGCCAGTTCCAAATTCAAGTTTCAATTCCATAATTTATAATTCCTCCCCAAAATTCTTCAAAATAAAAGAGGGCATTTCAGCCCTCAATAATTAAACTGTGAAATTAACCACGTAATTAGTAGCAAGTGCAATCCCGGACGCACTCTTGATATTTGTGGTTGCAACCAAGATGTAGGCTCCCGCTGCCAAAGCGATAGTAGGATGCACTGTTACGATTGTGTTAAGAGCACTAATAGCCAACGTCGCGGCTACTGCAGTCCCATCAGCCATCATGACGAACACGTTAGCCGGGGTCATCGTTGACGGTTGAATTGCCTTGTCGAATGTTAATACCATATCGGATGCTGCCAAAACCCCAACTGCTGCGTCAATCGGGACGCTTGTTACGGTTGGTGCGACTGCATCAAAAGGTCCAGCGCCTGGTACCGTGTCGAGGAAAGCTACGGTAGTGGGATTTGTGCCCGAATCCTGATCTCCGGCTTTCTGCCAATCTCCGTTTTTGTTAGCGATGGCAAGCCCTGATATCTTAGGGGTTTGGAATACTACTTTCCCTTCTGAAGTTTTTGTTTCTTCTGCCATTTCCTGAAGCATTACCTTAAACAACCAAACGTATCTACTCTTTCCGTTACCCTTGGTTCGTTCGTAGCCTAATGCCACGTATGGGGCTTTGTCGTCAACGTTTTTGGTTATTATTCCCGTTACCGGATCAAATGCGTTCCCCAAAAAATCAGCTTGAACTTGATGTGGCAGATCCTGTGTTTCAAAGTCTACTGGGATATCCCCTATACTTGTACCCGTTTGCACTACTCGATTGCTTGCGTATAGATTAGCTACGTCCACCTTAGGGGCGACCTTGATATTTAGAACTGGCGGGGCTTCCTTTATCGCTCCATAAGTTTCCAGTAGCTCATCTGTCATGATTGCATAAACAAGTTTGTTGATTCCTGTGGTTGCACTGTTTACTATTGGCATAATTTAACCTCCTATAAATTTAATTTCTTGCTATTCCTGCATTTGCCCAAAACATCGCCTCTTCAAGTTTGGTCATTGCTATTGATTTTTCCCTAGAGTCAAGGCAAACACCGTCAATTAGATATGCCAACTCTTTGCACTTATCCCTAATTTCGTTGTATCTTCCCGGTCTGTCGGCATCAGGTTTGTGATATCTAAAATTGTTTTCAATCTGTTTGTCCACATTTCTACCTCCTATAAATTTAATTTCCTGATCTCTTCGTTGATAACTTCGCCCATTCGAGCAACGGCTTGTTTCTTCGTTGCGTTCACTGCTGGTCGGACAAATGGTGTTTTTTGTTGCTTGGAAGATCCGCTCTCGAGGACGCGGGCCTTTAGTTGGTTGGCCACTCCGTCCGAACCGTAGCCATCAAAGCCGATCTTCGCATTCCAATTGCCGGACGCGTCTTTTTCGATTGGAGTAACACCAAAACTAGCCACCAATTCGCCGGACGCTTCTGGCGATAGTACCCCGTCGAGATTGCTTTTGATTTTGTCGGCTATTACTTTAGCCCCTTCATAAATTGCCTTTTTGGCTATCTCATCTGATTGAGTTGCAAGATGCGAGAGGGCAAGGGCGAACTCATCACCTGCCATAAACGAGCACCTGGCCATAATCCTTACACCTCCACCGGGATGCTGAAAATCCACTGATAATGAATATACTTGGTATCCTCCTCGTACTGGATTGAGTCTAAATAAAAACTGATCCCAGCATTATTGAGGGCTGTTTGAATTTGGCTAAATTTTGGGTCGTATTCTGTTTTTGTGAATAGGTCGATGGTTCCTTGAATAGCTTGCTCTTGCATTTGCCCGCCAGCATATACAGCATCGGATTGGGTGTCCTCTGACCAGACTAAATAGGGTGTAATTAGGCCGGTCCCATCATAGTGGCGCAGATTTGTTGTTACAGTCAGGAGGGCATTTTTAACATCAGCTAACGTCATAATCAGATCCCGCCCTCTCTAACGACAAATCCATAGCCGGTGGCATGGAATCCTCAATGTACTGGATCTGCTTGACCTCGTACTGGTACCCATCAATCAGGATCGCAACGAGAATATCAGTGGCCTTTTCGGATAATCCCCTAACCTCAGGACAGCGGATCACAAAGTCAACCTTGATGTTGTTTTGGAGGGCCGCGTAATAACGGTTAAGGCCGACCGTTCGTTCTTTGTAACGGAGGGATTGCTTGAGTACTAGGCCTTCTTTCGGGAGGTCACCTGGTAAAGCCAGGTCGGTAACCTTGTAGACACTAACAACGCCATCAGGGAACGATTGCCGCTTGCGCGATAACATACGCAGCCAC